ACTAGGGATGAACCTCGGTTAATTATACCTTTCCTAAAGGAAGATGGTACGCTGTTTGGGTATCAGGGTAGATCCTTTGATCCTAATACAAATCTCCGGTATATAACTATAATGCTTGAGGATTTACCAAAGATCTTTGGTTTAGATACAATAAATAAGAATGCCCGATCTTATGTCTTTGAGGGACCACTCGACTCTCTATTCATCCCAAACTCTATAGCGATGGCAGGTGCTGATGTTGTTCTTGATAAAAGCTTTAGTGATGTTGTGTATATTTTGGATAATGAGCCACGTAATAAAGAGATAGTGAAAAGGCTTGACTCCTTTATCAATAAGGGGTATAATGTTGTTGTGTGGGATAATACATTTAAAGGTAAGGACATCAACGAGATGATTCTCAATGGTGCCGATGCTGAGCATATTAAGATTATTATCGATAAGCGAACATATAAGGGTCTTGAAGCCACAGTCGAACTAATGAACTGGAAGAAGTGTTAATGCGCAAATATAAATCAATCTGTATCTCTGACGTTCATTTAGGAACACAAGGATGTAAAGCAGAATGGTTATGTGATTTTTTAAAAACTAATACTTCTGACAATCTATTCCTTGTTGGCGATATTATCGATGGGTGGGCATTAAAGAGACACTTCCATTTTCCTCAAAGTCATATGAATGTCATTCGTCGTATATTGACTGCTGCTAAACGTGGCACGAATGTTATATATCTTCCCGGTAATCACGATGAGATACTAAGGCAGTTAATTCGTTTTGATTTATCTTTTGGCAATGTAAACATAAAAAATCAATACATTTATGAAGCAGTAAATGGCAAGTCTTATATAATCTGTCATGGTGATATGTTTGATACCGCTTTACATGGTAAGCTGAAGTTTCTATATCATTTAGGTGATTATGTTTATGATATACTTCTTTCAATGAATACTGCTGTAACATTCTTTAGAAGGTTGGCAGGACTAGGTCATTGGAGTTTCAGTGCTTATGTTAAGGATAAAACAAAAGCAGTTGTAAAGTTTATTTCAGACTACGAAAATCTTATCGCAGATTATTGCAAAAGAAAGTGTGTTGATGGTATTATATGTGGTCATATTCACCAAGCAGCTATAAAAGAGATTAATGGTATAACATATATGAATGATGGTGACTGGGTAGAGAGTTGTACTGCTCTAGTTGAACATCATGATGGTACTTGGGAAATATTAAAATGTCGGATTGTCTAAGAATAGGTGTTGTTGGTTGCGGCGTATTCGGCGGCTATCATATTAAGAAATATAAAGAACTTGAAGCCTTGATCAGTGGTATCAAACTAACAACTGTATTCGATACTAATCTCACCACTAGAGGCAAATTAAGTTCCGTATATGATGTAGAATCTGTCAGGGAAATAAAAGATTTGATCGGTAAGGTGGATATGGTATCTATCTGTACTCCTGCTACTTGTCATTATAGAGATGCTAAGATGATGCTTGAGGCTGGTATTCATGTACTAGTTGAAAAGCCAATATCAATTAATCTTAGAGAAGCCGAAGAACTCATTCGAATAGCTAAAGATAAAAACTTGGTGTTAACTGTAGGACATCAAGAACGTTTTGTATTTGATACCATGGGTATACTTGCTATTACAGAAGTTCCTGTCGTAATGACGGCATGGCGCGAAGGTTCCTCTTCATCCAGAGGTACTGATGTTAGTGTAATTATGGATTTAATGATCCACGATTTGGATTTAATTCACATGCTTATCCCCGGACAGGTAGCTACTGTTAGTGCTGTTGGTCATGGCACGAACGCAGTTGATTACTGTTCCGCTGCTTTAGATTTTTATAATGGTACTTTTGTAAATCTTAGAGCAAGTAGAATTTCTGATGAAGTTCGTCGTGGTATGAAAATAATTTATAGTTCTGGTAAGATTGAGATTGACTTTGTTAAACGAACAGTTATAAATACCACGCCTTATGATATTAAAGAACTTAATGGCGGTGATCCTCTAGGAGAATCAGTTGCTAACTTTGTTATGTCAGTTAAGGGTTTACTACCATCGATGGTTACAGCAGAGCAAGCTAGACGCGCACTAAATACAGCACTTATGATTGAGGAGGAAGTTTACAATGCAAGAGGTTAATTTAATCGGTATCACTAAACCAAGTGCTTATACAGAGTGCACTACTCCGGGGCAGTTAGTAGCTTGGGCTGCGCGAGTATCTAATCCTTCTAATCAAAACAACACTCAAACAGCAAGCAAACTTATTCAATACCTAATTAAGAATGAGCATTGGTCTCCTCTTGAGATGGTGCATGTTGTTATGGAAATTAAAACTACTCGCGATATTGCTAGGCAGATACTTCGACACAGGTCATTCAGTTTCCAAGAATATTCTCAGCGTTATGCTGATCCCACTAAAGACCTGCGCTTTGTCAAACGTGAAGCAAGACTTCAGGATTCTAAGAACAGACAAAACTCTCTTGAAACTGAAGATAATATGTTAAGAGAAAATTGGAACATGCTACAATACGCTCTTACTGATGAAGCAAGAAAAACCTATAAATGGGCGATTGAACACGGTATTGCTAAGGAACAGGCAAGAGCAGTATTACCTGAAGGTCTGACACAGTCTGTTATGATTATGGCTGGTTCACTTCGTAGTTGGATTCATTACTGCCAATTACGCATGGATGAAGCTACTCAGAAGGAACATCGTGAAGTAGCTACATTGTGTTGGGATATTATTGGTGCACACTTCCCTGATATTATCGAAGCATTTAATGATATTAAAGCACTAGAAAAAATTAAAAAAGGTATTTAAATGATCAATGTAACTAAGCGGGATGGTAAAAGAGAGCCTCTCGATATTGAGAAGTTTCATCAGGTCATCACATGGGCATGCGAGAGTATCACTGGTGTATCAGTATCTGAAGTAGCGATTAAATCACATATTCAATTTTATGATAAGATCAAGACCTCTGATATTCAAGAAACAGCTATCAAGGCTGCGGCTGAATTAATCACTGAAGAGAATATAAACTATCAGTATGTGGCTGGTAGACTTGTTAGCTATCATCTTCGTAAAGAAGTTTATAATGATTACACGCCGACCCCTCTACTAGAACATATTAAGCATGTAGTTAAAGAGGGTTATTATGATTCTGAAGTTCTAAAGCTTTATAATGAAAATGAGATTGATGAACTCGGTAGGTTCATTGAACATGATCGCGATAACCTATTAACTTATGCTGCTATGGAACAATTCCGTGGAAAGTATCTAGTTAAGAATCGTGTTACTGGTAAGTTCTATGAAACTCCTCAAATGGCATACATGTTAATTGCGATGACTCTTTTCGCTAAATATAAAGAGGATAGATTAAAATGGGTGAAGGATTATTATGATGGAATCAGTTTATTTGATATTAGCTTGCCTACTCCTATTATGGCTGGAGTACGCACGCCACAACGGCAATTTAGTTCCTGTGTACTTGTTGAAACAGATGACTCGCTGGACTCTATCAATGCAACAGCGTCTGCTATCGTTAAGTATGTTTCGCAAAAAGCTGGTATCGGAATCGGCGGAGGTGCTATACGTGCTATTAACTCCCCTATTCGTAATGGTGATGCTTCTCATACTGGTGTTATTCCTTTCTATAAGCTTTTTCAGTCTGCTGTTAAGTCTTGTTCCCAAGGTGGTGTACGGGGTGGGGCTGCGACTCTATACTATCCTATCTGGCATCTTGAAGCCGAAGATCTCTTAGTTCTAAAGAATAATAAAGGTACTGAAGATAATCGTGTTCGTCATATGGACTACGGAGTCCAATTTAATAAGGTGATGTATGAAAGACTTATTTCCGGAGGTGTTATCACCCTCTTCTCCCCGCATGATGTGCCTGATCTATATCAAGCTTTCTTTACGGATGTCGATAAATTCAGAGAGCTATATGAAAAGGCGGAGCGTAATACCAAACTACGCAAGAAACAAATTCCTGCTATCGAATTATTCTCAGCCTTCGTTCAAGAAAGGAAAGATACTGGACGTATCTATCTAATGAATGTTGACCATGCTAATGATCATGGTTCCTTTATCAATGCTCCTATTCATCAGTCAAACCTTTGCTGCGAAATTACACTACCAACTAAGCCGCTAAAAGACATTAATGATGAAGAAGGAGAAATCGCTCTTTGTACATTATCTGCTATCAACTGGGGTAAGATTAAAACTCCTACTGACTTCGAAAGACCCTGTACTCTTGCTGTTCGTGCTCTTGATGCTTTGCTTGATTATCAATCTTATCCTGTTAAGGCAGCAGTAACTTCTACTAAGAAATACCGCCCACTAGGCGTTGGTATTATCAATCTTGCTTATTGG